TTATTTTATTACTAAAATAATGATTTGTGCTTCATCTGTATTTGATTCAGAATCAACTGATGTCTTTATCGGGGGATTCAAAACAGAAGGCTCCGACTTGAAAACTGTCAAGACACTTTTTGCGAATAAGCAAGCAGTCCAGTATAGATCAAAAAACTGTAAAGTTCTAGAAAAACGAACTCTTAGATTCAATTTCGATGGAATAGAAGCTGGATTTGGGTCCATTGTTGCCAGAGCTGTTGGAATCGGTTATTTGGATTACTTCGGTAAAGATGGAATTAAGCAAAAAGATCTATCATCACACTTAGAATGGGATACTAATCTTTCCAAGCTACACGAACTTAGAAATTGGATGATATCTGAAGGGTCAGCAGTATCAGACGCCTGGCTTTCTGATTTGACAGTAAAAACATCAAGACCCTTATCAGATGACATACGATCAGAAAGTTTATTACATTTATACTCCTTATTTGCATCAGTCAAACGCACAAATGTATTCGCTCTGGCTAACTTTTACGATCAGGTCTATAAGGAGATAGCCTTTCTTGCTGAGAAAAATACTAAAAAATCAGATATTTCATTTTCAACAATCGGCTCAGAAGATGCACTTTTGCTTGTTTATGGTGGGCAGCAACTATCTAGACTGAATAGTAAAAGATATATTTCAATCATCAAAGTGCTAACTATAGATGACGATTTTCCTTTTAACTCTTCTTCGCCTTATCAAGTATTTAAATCAGTTAAAGGAGGACAATTGTTGATATTGGATCCTATTAGCATCGACTGTCTCACTGTTGCTCACCACATGATCACTAAGAAATTTGTTTATGATGTTTGCTTAGGATTAATTCTAGACTCATCAAAAACACTACCTTTATCAGTGGAAGACAGAATCTTCTACTTTTTTACAAATACAATTTTGAGATTCTCAAACGATAAGTCATCATCGGACTTGGTTATGGATGTTCGTTATATTTTTATGGCGCTCAACTCTGTTAGGTCAAAATTGGTCAAGATGACAAGGAAGATCGTGAGCCCCTGCAGAAAAGTATTATCATTATATTTTTACAAAATGATCCATCAGGGACTTATAGAATGGCACAATTCACAAAGAGCAACCACAGTTTCGATGACAAACGAGGACTCAGAGGAACTTAAGACCAAAGCTCTATTTACTAGATTACTTGGGCCAGG